TTTTTTACGTACTCAACTATTTGGGCAGTCCTGGCAGCTGCCAGGAGTTTCTCTGATGCTGGAGGAACATTAGACATCAGATCACTGCCCCATTGGAACACTTGCTGTTCCTTTGTACATTCCTGGTGCAACATGCAACAGAATGTCTATCGCGGGCATTTCGGCCGTAGCAACCGGAGTACCGTCTGCTGCGAAGCCCTTGATCTCAATCTCGAGTAAACCGCATGGAGCAATAAATCCACCAATTCTGCCGTCTACTTCGGCGGCAGAGATAGCTGCATATCCCACAGTACATGGGACATTCGCATTGGTCGCTCCACCTGGATACTCATCCAGGTCATATGGCGGTGTATCATTTTCATCCTCGATGACATCTGCAAGTTCAGGTTCTTGACTTCCAGAGTCGGTGAGTAAATTGAAGAAAGAAGTCGACATCCCCGCAGGAACGTTCGGGGCTGGACTTTGAACCGTAGCACGGCTATCTTCATACGCCTGAACCAGGCTTCTAATGGACGGAGTATCCGGTCCAATTAGACATGCTGTCAATTCATCCGCTGCCAGGGGAAGACCTGTGGCAGGATCTACCTCATGCTGAGGCATAACGTAAGTGGACAATGACCACTCACCGGCCTTGTAATCGACCCCGGCACCATCTTTAACATTCAAGATGCGAGCCGTCACCATTTGAGTGGAAAGTCTGATTTTAAAATCATGCCACTTTCCAGCAACAGATGGATTGTCATCCAGGACAAGATCCTGCATCTGATGCCAAAGTGCCTCACCCTTAACGTGGGCATTTTGGACAACCCATGTGTTACCAGCAGAACGAACAGTTAGTTCGAGGGATGCCAAGGCACCAGCAGGTAGCGGGCGCCAAATAAAGGTCAACCCCTGGTAAGCGTACATTCGACCTTGCGAGTAACCACGTCGGTTAACTTTGCTCAATTCTTTCGCTGTATCGATGTACGATCTAGAATCTGTGCCTGTCCCACCAGCAGCTGGGATAGTAAAGGCCAGATCAGTAACTGCAGGTTGCATTTTGGGTGCTCTTCGAGCTTTGCGTCGTTTTGCCATATTCCACCGGAAATGAAGGGGGTCTATAACGACTTTAGTTTCGGCCCCAAACGACACCTGTCACCGTCGCGCCACACCCTCACAGTCGCTTAGTAACAGGTTACATTGCGCCTCTTCTGCCGCCGTCTACCGGAGGTGACGGCTTTTAGTATACGCACCACTCTTGTGTGCGAAACAGGAGGATAGGCGGGTTAGTATACACCGCCAAATCACAAAACATCCTGATAGGGTTGTGATCTAATTCGCTGTCTAAGAGTCATCGATGGGCAACGACAGGAATGTCGTTTACTACAGCTCGCGCAATGGACAGAAAACGGAGTCCATACTTTGTCGCGAACTTTACCAGGCATACGACGAATCCAAATAGGAAATTCGCCGGCTTGAAAATCATATTGTTTTTCATATTCGTTAAACTTCATTCTTCTTCACCTCGAAGAGACTTCTCGCAATCATCGCAGATGATGAATTCACCACATAAGTGGAGAACTCGAATGTTCGAACACATATCGCACCGTCCCATATGAACCATGTTCAGTCCTCCCGATAAGGAAATATCATGTGGGTTAGATCCCACTCTTTTGGCTCATGAGTAAAATGAGCCTTTCTAAATGTCCACTTGCCATCAATCAAGACTTTCCAATATAGTTTAGGCACTGCCATACCCAGTGCGCAGTATACACGGTTTGTATACTTTAAGTCAAAGTCTTTCCCAAGGAGCATCAGCGGCCAGTGATGTCATAAAATCAATCTGACCTTCAGTTCGCCACCAATGTGACAACTGCCACGTCTCATACATAGCAAACGGCATAACCCAAAGTGGCACGGCCCAGGTAAGACCTGCTGATGTTCGAGGTCCCCAAATCATGAGGCCCGTCACACCCCTGCCACCAAAACGGAAACCCATAGCCGAGCCTGTTCTCGCCAAGGCTATCTCAACTGAAGAATATCCAGCTTGTCGAAGACCAAAATACATAGCAGACTCAGACATCCCGACACCCAGCATAAGAGATGCAAGGGTAGACGGTAAGTTTCCGCGACCCTGTCGAAATTGGTTGTACGCAAACGGTACTCCCACGACAGGAAGAATCGCAAAAGTATCTTGCGGATAATTCGAATCATAGAGACTAATATCATCTATAATTTCATGAAGCGGAGTAAAATCCGGGATAAGCCCCACATCAACGCACCTTGCGCCAACGTCGTCCTTTCTTTTTGCCGTTAGGATATTCCCAACGGCCTTTGCCCTTCCCTTTTCGGGAATGGACCTTTCCTTTCTTCCATTTCGTGGCCATTAACAAACAGCCCCTGAAACGGTATTGTAAGCCATGAGGAAAGCGCCTGTTTGCCACAGTACGTACAAACAGACAGCAGTCAATAGTTGATTATTTTTTACGTACTCAACTATTTGGGCAGTCCTGGCAGCTGCCAGGAGTTTCTCTGATGCTGGAGGAACATTAGACATCAGATCACTGCCCCATTGGAAC